ATAGTTTGCGGATACAGCACCACCACGGCTGTATAACATGGGGAGCGGATAGCTCTTACCGGCAATCCGCTTTTTTTCAATCACTTTCAAGAATGGATCGTTCCTGAAAAGCTGTGAGGCCATGTCTTGGTCCTCATAAAAAATCTTAAGCGTAGCAAGAATGTCTGCGCTCGTTGATACTCCTAAAGCCATTTTCTAGCCTCCTTATAGTCTTGTTTTGGGTCCGCGCTTTTTGGCTGACCTCAATTCGTCTAATATATCCACAGGGCCCTCGCCCTCTGGAACCTCACCGCTTGCAACCTCTATTTCAAGGCTTGCGGGTTCTCCGCCCTCAACCACCTGCTCGACAGCGGGATTGATTAACCTGCTCAGGTTATCAAGACCAAAGCGGTCGAGGATTTGTCCCACTAAGTCCTTGACATAATCAGCATCCATTTCCGGGCTATACCCTTCTTGGTCCTTTAATGCCATGACCGCTTCAACAATGTCAGTAACGGGGTCTTTGTCCTCGCCTACTAACTTTTGATAAATCGGCTTAATCGGGTCAAGTTGCGGTCCGTACTCGCTTCTTACCCTTTCACCGAGCCTCAATTTCTGTTGATTCGTAGCAGCGCCTTTTACGCCCGTGACTATTTTTGTAATCATGGTTTCACAATCGGCGAGCCGTGATTCAACGGACTCTAATCGTTCCGCGAGTGTCAGAATTATAGGCACAATCTTTTCTTGGATCATGGCCATGTCTGCGGACTCGTCGGGATGGTTCATCATCGGTTCCATCTTCCCTCCTTTTGGGCCATGCCCAAGGTATCACACCGGCAACGCCGGGTTATTCATCGGTAAAGGGCCTGGCATTGGAGCGGGTGCGGGCATGGGAGGTTGTGGAGGTGCCATATTCCCGCCACCGTTCATGATTTCGATCTCACTTGTCACTTTTCCAAGCAATTCGAGCAGGTTATTGATGATTTTATCGCTTTCATTCGCTTCTTTGAGCCTGGCAATGGTTACAACGGTATGTTTACGCAACATTTGGAGCGGGATAACAGGCAAGTAGTCTAACTTTCCTTCCCTGGCAGCATCCTCAACGATCTTTTGCACGTAGTCATAGGCCGCTGTCATCGCATTGTACGCCCCTTGGAGGTCGGGAAGGTCCAAATAGTTAGCCGCCATTTCAGGTTCAATCATCCCGGCGGCCACAAGTTTCTGGACCTGGTCCAATTTGACCGCCGGGTCTTTAGACAAGGCACTGCCAGCCGTGAACTGAATCGAATACTTTTTGGCTTGCCGTTTCAGAGCTCCCCAAGTTACCTTTTCCCGGCCCATCATGCCCGGCAATATCGGTGCGTTGTCAGTAAAACAACCAATCATCATTTTTGCAACGTCAACAAGTAAATGCACATAATTTTGAGTTATCACGTTATGGCGCTCGGACTCGATGTCTTCAAAAGTTTGCAACGCAACGCCTGAATCAAGACCGCTAGGCTTTTTAGATTGTGCCGAGAGCTGACTAATTCCGGTTAAGTTATATGCTTTGCTTTCAAGCAAAGTTTGATAGTCGATAAACTGTTGATGGATGGCTTGTGGAGTTATGACCACGGGGCCACTTCCGTCCGGTCCCGGTTCATAGTCCATAGCCGTTGCGGGTGCGTTTGTGATTTGACTTGCTTTCATTCCCCGCCCGCTGGGTTGTGTTGGTACCAGGATGAGGGAGGTCAAGCCGTTGCGAAATGCAGCGTCAACTCGGTCTTGCTGATCGTCAATTGCCCGCTGAATGGTGTAAAGCTCATCGCACAAAGAAGTAGTAAAGTAAGATTTGACGGGCATACTCCAAAAGATTTCCGCGAATGGCCTGCGGTATAACCCGCCTTGAAAATCAAAGTTAATTTTGTTTCTGAATACCTCGTCCTCATCTACAAACTCCACACGTTCCCCGTTGTAAAGATCGTAGTATACCACAAACTCAACCATGGTGTGCGGCTCGGTATCTAGGCGGGACAATAGCTTTTTCGCTCCGGCATCCTTGGCACGTTGACGCAGTGAAGCTAGCGGGTAGTTCCGCCTCATGACCATCACGCGGGTAATGTATCCCGCGATAAACTCGGCCGGGTCTATAAAATATGTCCAGGGCGGAGTGCGCTTGACCATGGGTTCGAGCTCATCGGCCCACATAACCCCGGTGTCAAAGATAGCCGCATCACGGAATGCTACGATTGACTCTTTGTACACGCCCGCCGTGTCATAGTAATCGTCAAAAAATTGCTGAGCTTGCCGGGATACGATGCGGGACTCTAAGTCACCATTCACCGGGTTAAAGAACGGGCGCACCCTTGCTTGTGAGATTTTGGATGTAATGGTATCAATACCGGAACGGATGATATTAATGTTGGTTTGAAAACCGTCCGAGTTCATACTCGGATTCGCAAAGGTCTGGGGGAAAATGTAAGGGGACCAAATATCTTCCCGCCGGGTGCCGTTGTTGTTGTAACGGTTCATGTTGCGAATGTACTTTGATTCACGGGCCGAATTGAACCCGTACAGCCTTTTTAAATCGTCTCTAATATCGGCAGTGGTCATCTGACCTCCTTACCAAAAGTTCGAACGCTGATTTTCTTGTTCTTTCAGCTTGTCCCCATACGGCCAAATACGGATGTACGCACCGTCCGGAAGTTTGACCTCGATGTACTTCTCATTTATTCTAGCGATTTCTTTAAGATTGTCAAGCGTTAAACCATCTATTTTTAAATTGTTTAGCTTTGAACGATTACGGAAAAAAAAGAGAAGGTTCTTAAACCACTTCATTTTCGGCACCTTTGGCCTGTAAGTATAGGGCTATGAGGTCAGATTCGGCTTCGGCAGCCTTGTGATACTGCCCACCTAGACGGTCTATTTTCAGGGTTGCTAGGCTGTTGATGAGTAAACTAGCCTTGTCAATAAAGGTCATGGGCTTGCCGACCTGTGATTCTAGGTTCTCAAAAACCTCGTTGACTTCAAGCTCGGTGCCACAGTCCCACAACTTGCGGATACCGCCTAGCACCACTTTTTCACTGTCACTCAGATCGCTCATCCCTAAACTCCTTTCTTAAAGCGTTGTTTCCGTATGCCCATAGGTACCTATAGGCGTAAAGTATAGCGTCCATCATGTCGGGATGGTACGCACTATCGTCCACAATTCTCAATATATCACCATTGTCTTCTCTTGTAAAGACTATCTGACCACATTCGTCAAAAAATGTTCCGCCGGCCGGGATATGGAAGCGCCCGGTGTTGACTTCGTCTTGCAACAATTCAATCGCCATTTTCTTTTCTTGCTTGTACGCCGGGCGGATCGGGATACCCTGGACCCTGGTTAATTCCCATAGTATCTTTTTTCCACCGCCCCCGGTGTCTCCAAAAAAGATAATATCCTGTCCACCGTTTTTAATGTTCTCACGGCAAAAAGCCTTGGCCTTTTCGACCGCAAGACCAAGCTCGGTGACACTTGCCCGCCGTGCCTTGTGCTCGAACACTAGCCATACGTTCGGGTCTCCGTCGATGTATGCCAGCACGCACACGGAGTCTGCATCCTCGAACCCTATGTCAATACCTCCCACCATCCGCACGTCAGGCAATCGGCCTTTGCTCCAATCCTCGAACTCTTGCCAGTGGTAAAGTGAAGCCGGGTTAAATACTTGCAGGTCCGAAAGGCTTGTGTATTCACCTTCCAAGAACCGTTGACGCCTGGACCCGGTCAGTGATTCGAGCTCATTTCGGATGTAGTCAGCCGGGAGGTGTGCCTCATTGTCCTTAGGACTTAGCTTTAACTTGCCGTAAAGTTCCGGGCCTGGTATTGGATCCCCGGTCTCCGGATCCAAGCCCTTGAAGAAAACTTTATAAGTCCAATGAGCCGATGAAGTGGGGTTAAGGTCAGCCACAAACCGAATAGAACAGCCCTTGACCCGTTGTGAAAGCCTAGTACGCAGAGTTCGCACGGTGGACCATGACACGTCTTGCGACTCGTTGACATAAATCGCGGTATACTCTTGACCGAGAACCTTGTCAACACGCTCCTTGTCATCCAGCCCTGAGCATAAAACTATGGAACCGTTCGGAAAACGCAACTCCATCTCCTGTTCATTAACCGTGTAGTCTTGACCCTGGATAAGTCCGAGCTCTTTGATAATATCTCGGATTGTGATTTTCCAAATGGACCCCCGCACGTCAACGGCGTAACGCCTGGTTACCAGTTGCCGGCATCCGGCAAATACTAAAGCCCTGACCACAATCCAGTAAATGATGAGGTAAGTTTTGCCGGACCTTGCCCCACCGTATAGCAGGGTATAGGCTTTTGTGTTGAGTAGGTTTGCGGCCTCAGCCTGTTTGGTCGATAGTGTCATAATCAGCTGGGAGAATCCCGGGTGCAATGATGATGGGACGTGAAGAGGAAATGTCAATTTGCTGAATGGGCTTGCCGATTCCATAGGCTAGAATCAATTCAATCGCCTTAATCTTATCAGAGTCCTTTGTTGCTGGTTTACACGCCATCTCAAAAAGCCTCATGCCTAATTCCATGGACTGTTCTCTTGCCCATAGTGCAAACTCTTTGGCCTGTTTAGGTCTTCCCGTAGGATTTCGGACCTCACCTTTCTTGGCCGGGATAAGATTTTCGGGATGAGGTGCCG